CAAGTAAAATAGTATTTGGTGAAAGAAATTTTAACATAAGGTCAATACTTAATTTAGAAGAAAAAGATAGATTTTACAAAATAGAAGTAGAGGAAAATGTAGCTGTATGACGCAGATAAAAGCAACTGTCGTTGGATCTCTTAATGTTGAAGCTAACATAAGTAAATTTACAAAAGAAAGTAAACAACTTTTAAAGCAAGCTGTTTTTAAAGGTGTAGCAGATGTTGAAAAGGATGCTAAAACATCAATACAAAGAGGTGGTAAGTCTGGTTTTGTTTATCAAAGATATAATCCAAGAAGAACACATCAGTCATCAGCTCCTGGACAAGCACCAGCATCAGATACTGGTTTTTTAGTAAACAGTATAAAAAGGAAGATGGATGGTGATGGCTTTGGTGGTGAGATAGCAAGTCGTGCATTTTATAGTAAGTTTTTAGAGTTTGGCACAGTTAAAATGTTACCAAGACCTTTTATGTTTCCAGCTCTTGAGAAAAATAGAAAAAAGATTACACAGAGATTAAAACAAGTTATAAAATCAGCAACAATGAAACCAAGGAAGTAAATGACAGACCATAGCTTTGAATTACAGAAAACTATTTTTAGTAAATTAAATACAGACACAACTATAAAAAATACACTAAGTGCAACTGTTCATGACCATGTTCCACAAGGAACTGCTTTCCCTTATATTGTTATTGGTGAGGAAACAATGACAGATGATGAGTCAACTAAAGATATAGATTTTAATAATTTTACATTAACAATACATGTATTTTCAAGAAACAGAGGCAGAAAAGAAGCAAAAAATATCATGGCTAGGATTTATGAATTATTACACAGACAGTCTCTAAGTGTAACTGGAGCAACACATGTAAATACAAGGTTTGAGTTTAGTGATATTGTTAGAGAAGAAGATGGACTAACATATCATGGAGTTCAAAGATTTAGAACTATACTTCATGACTAAATTGTAATATATTTAGCTAAGAACTAAATTAACTGTGAACAGTTAAAGAATTAAATTTAATTTAGGCATAAATTATCTATAAGGAGGATATAAAATGGCTGCACAAAAAGGAAGTGCGTTGCTACTTAAAGCAACACTTAGTGGAAGTTTAACCACAATAGCTGGTTTGCGTTCCACTTCAATGTCAATCAATGGTGAAATGGTTGATGTTACTACTAAAGACTCTAATCCATTAGTTGCTGGAGGTGCTGATAAAGCAAGAGAAATACTTGAAGGTGGAGGTATAAGAAGTATGTCTATATCTGCATCTGGTGTATTTACTGATTCTGCTCTTGAAAACGATATAAGGATTAGTGCACAAAAAGGTCAGATACGTGAATATAAATTAGTATTTGGTGATGGTGATGACATTACTGGTAATTTTTTAATTACAAGTTATGAAAGAGCTGGTGAGTTTAATGGCGAAGAGACTTATTCAATGACACTTGAGTCTTCTGGTCAAGTTACTCATACATCAGCATAATAACTTAAAAGAGAGGAGGTTATTATGCCTTGGACCAATATGGATATTTCTATTAATGGTGAAAAGATTAATGCTATGGCTAAAGTTATTTGGGAAAAAGGCACTGGCACAATCGAATTACCATTTGATGAATCCAAAAAACTTGATGATAAAATTACAATAGATGGTAAAGATTTTACTGTAAGGAATATTGTATCTCGTCATAATGAGATAACATTATTAGATATAATTCAAGTAGAAGAGAAATCTAAAAAGAAAACAAAAGACAAAACATTAGTGGAGATAATTAGTGAATAAGAATATTGAAGGAACTATGAGAATACATTTTGCTGGTAAGGAAAGAGATTTTAAATTAACATTTAGGAACTTAGCTAGTATAGAAGAAAGATTACAAAAACCAGTTATGCAAATAGTTAATGGATTTACAGCTGGTAATATAGGAGTAAGCAATGTTTCAGTTATATTACATGAAGCATTGCTTGGTGCTGGTGGAAAATATACTTACGAAGCAGTTGGTGATATGGTTTTGAAACATGGATTTAGTAATTGTTTAAGTATAGTTTCTGACATACTTTTAAAATCTATGGGATTAGACCAAGAGAATGAACAAAAACTCCCTTTGGAGTCAAACGAGAACGAAACAGAGAAAGATTAGAATTTTTACCAATAGATAGGTGGTATGGTATAGCAATTGGTATTATGCATGTAGCACCTAGTGAATTTTGGAATATGACTTATCAGCAGTTTGAAACTGCTATAAGTTGTCATAACGAGTTTCACAGTGGTAATAAAAATAATAAACCTTTATCGAGGAATGAAATGGAAGATTTAATGACTAGGTTTCCTGATTAACTATGGCTACAGTCGGTGAATTAATAGTAAAGATTAGAGCTGATGTAAAAGAGCTAGAGTCTAAAATGGATCGTGCTAAAAATAAAGTTAAGTCAGCACAGACTAACTTTAGAAAGCAGATGGGTTCAACAAACAAAGTCTCTAGTGAATTTCAAAAAAGGATGAGTAATGCTGCCACAGCAACAGCTGCATTACAAGGTCCATTAGGTCCAGTTGCTGGTCGTATGCGTTCATTTGGTGCATTAATGGGAAGTGCAGGGTTTGCTGCTGGTGCATTAATTTTAGCGATAACAGGTTTAGTTGCAGCATTTAAAGCACTTCAAGCAGCTGCGAGTCGTGCTGAACAAGCACAGAAAAAGTTTGAAGCATTAGTTCAAGCAACAGGTATGGCTGCTGGTTTAACAGTTAGCCAACTAGAACTAATGGCAAGAGAGTTTGCAAGGAATACTTTATTTAGTGTTCAACAGATGAGAGATGCACA